GAAAGATATACTTCTTTCACTATTTATAAAGTTAACCAAGTCGTAGCTTTACGTGAACTCTACGATGGTATAATACATAAGAGCTATAAACGTATAACAAAAGGATCTAATATAACTTGTGAATATAATTACCAGAATCTTGGATAATCCACGAACCATAGTTAACCCTGCACCGTGCGCACCCCATGTTATGTCCATTATATCACTTTTCTGCCAGTCACTTCTCTACCCATAATATGCTTATTAAGAGTGTGACTGTTGTGCAGAGTCGGTGCCACCCCCATTGATAAGTACAAGAATAATTAGAGGTGATGATTTGTAAAGATTATGCTTAGCTTGCCTTAGTGTAGGCATGACTACTAAAACGATTAAATGTAGAATTGTTGGTGATGATGCACATTTAGAAATGAATGATTCTGGCTTCTTTTAATATGATTATCTAGAATCTTAAGCCACAATACCGCTAGTTATACACCCATATGATAGAACCAAGTAATTGCTTAATAATGCATACTTAAAGACGTTTGCACTAGCTCACGGTTATATGATCACTCGAAATGTCAAAGACTAAGACAGTATAGCAAACACTCTTTATAGCCTGCTTCGTGCTACAAAATTACACGATATTCGAACTTTTGGTACTAGGCAAATTAGCTTTACCGAACTACCCGACGTTAAACCCTTACCGGGCATGAGATTTATATCCCCACTTGGGCAAGATATGACTTATGATGATTTTTTGATGATAAGTACTAGATATGAAAAAGACCAATAAATAAATGATGTATCAGACTAAGATAGGCTGACAGAGTTAAGGCCTTATTACACACACAGAGTCGGGCCAATGATGACTTTAAAATCTCTAGGTAGATAATTCAAATTTGATGAGTTGCTAAATAAAAGTAACTAGCCTAACAATAAGTTGTATATAAAATACATGGAAGACAAAACTAGAGACTTAATAAAGAGATTACCAGATGTAATCGAGGTTGATAAGGAGCAAATACAATATTGGATAGATACAAAAGTCATACCACAAAAAAGGAAAGAATATAGAAATTCACTTATTAGATGTTAGTAGACAATACATCATAAGTTTGTGCTTAACCCTATGGTAAAAACATAGGAATTATTTGAGTATGACCCCTTAAATCCATAGTATAAATTGGCCAGAATAGTATGTTCAATAAGACCTGATTAAGCCATCGTAGCTATAATAGCGAATTGGATTCTTATGTCAATTATCTAACCGAAGTTTGCAGCGTATGGAAAAAATCCTTAAGAACTACAAGAATTTATTTAGGAGAACTATAATAATTAACAGAGTGATACTCCAGGATAACTAGCCATGACCTCACTAGACTTTGCTAGTTATGATAGTACCAACGCCTGGGATCAAGTTAATGCCGTAGATTAATAACTTAAGGATTATTTAGCGAACGCTGTCTAATTTATTGGTTTAACTGAAACATTTTGTATTAACTTTCGTAATTATTGTAAATAAACTGATAATCACTACCATATAAACTGGCCTGCCAGAGTATTAAAAGACCTTAACCCCGGTTATGATAAGTAATTTATGCCAGCGGTTAAGATCACAAGGTAATACGGGTATGGCTCCGGAGATGCAATGCATACTACACTATGCAACACCTTACGAAACAATTACACAATGGAATACTTTATGAAGGAGATAGGTGATACAAATTGTAAAATACTAAATGCAGGCGATGACACACTAATTATTCATCACGTCAGTGACACATAAAGGATATGGACTTCAATCAACTTAATGAATAATTAAACAACATACTAAGTGGCAGGCTGTACTTATACCAAATATTCAGATTTCCTATCTAAGGATATAATCATCAATGACAACCATGTTGAAGTCGCTAGAAGCTGGTACAGGATGTAATGGAGATCGTATGTTACCTTTAACTAAAAGCAGCCACAGCATAATCTACAATTAATGTTGTCGGCATAAGATTTTTACCATGAAGGTTCACTGGCGTTAACATCATACGGCGTGGTACGTGGAGCAGATTAGGAATAAG